CGATTAGCGTTACCGCCCATCATCTCTTCAAAATTTGCTCTATTTAACATTACACACCTTTAGTTTTATTATCAGAATCTCTGACGTCTTTTAGTATATCACGATAATCCTTACGCATTAGACCTTTTTCTTTTATAAGAGAATCTTCTCTTTGTTGGGCTATTTTCATTTCGGCTATCGCTTCGGTTGACTGCTGTTTCATCATGTCTACTTCAGCTTTCATTTGATCGCTTTGTGCTTTCTGTTGTATCTCAGCTTGTTTCAATTCTACCAGAGGTTGAGTCTGTGCTGCTTGTGCTTGTATTTGCTGTGCTTCTATTAGAGCTTGTTCTTGACCAGTTACTTGTTGAGTAGCTTGTGCTGCTTGTGCTGCGATCTGATTCATTATTTCTGGAGGCATTTCACCTTCACCCATTTGTGGTAACGGTTGACCTAGTACTTGTTCAATCTGTTGTCTATACTTCATAGCTTGATGCTCTTGTATATTAGCTTGAACTGCGATAGTCGCACTTTGATTCTGTTGTACCATAGGATTCTGTAAGAATGCTGTATGACTAGCAATATACGCATCGTGGTTTTGAAAAACGTAAGCTTGTATAGGTTGACCAGTTAAAGCAGATTGCTGCTCTGTTATAGGGTCACGGGCTGGAACTTCCGCTTGAGGAGGTAAAAGACCATCAATATTCTTAACTTCTAAAGCTTCGTACATACGACGGTAAGCTTCACGTAAATCGTGTATTTCAGGTGCTGCTCTAGCCATTTCTAGCTCTTGTTGGGCTAACATTACCCTTTGAGCCATACTGAAGATATTAGGGTCACTAACTGGTATAATGTCTATTTTAGCGTCAAAATCAGTCGCTTTTATCTCTCTACTCGCCCCTGGGACCTCATATGGGTAAACTGGGGGTAAACTCTTAGCAAATATGTTAGCTAACATCCTAAATTCTTTCTTTTGGGCATAATGCATACGTTTATGTATAGCACTCATTACTTTAGTACCACGTTCTAACATGGCGACTGTTGTGCCTACTGGTAGCTGTTGAGAGCCTATATCACCTACATTCATGTCCGCAATTGACGCAAAACGCCTTCCAGAGTCAATAATAGTACCTAATAACTGACTTAATACGTTACTTGGCTCTTTATACGGTAAAGGCATCAGTGCATCTCTGATAATACCACCTGGAACGTCAACATCTCTAAATTCACCAGGTCTTAGTGGTTCATCTTCGCCTTGTATCCTCATTCCACGTGCTTTAAACCCTGCTGGTAAGTTACTTAGCGTACCCGCGTCAACTAATTGACGTAAAATTGATGTAGCGGACTTAGTTAGTCCTCCAATCATGTGAATTAGACCAAAACCATAGAAACCTAGTCCTGGTAGGAACTTATAATGGGTAAAATACTCTTTTTTCCTGAATAATTCGTCTTCTGCTTCCCAATTACGACGTATAGCTAGTATTTCGCTCTGTTCTTCTAGTATAGTCACGACGTAAGGGACTGCGTAACCGTAATCTTCTTCGTCAGATAGCTCTAAATTGACGTGCATCTCTAAAACTGAGTATTCATCGTAGTCTGTCATGGATGGGGAGATACCTTGTAGCTCATCCATCTTCTCTTTTGCTTCGTTATAGTCCATATCTAGACTAGCTTCGCCTATATCAGCTTCACGGTATGTTCCGTTCATCTGTAATTTCTTTAAATCATTGCCTGTCATAGTCATAGAATGAGTAAAACGTGGGCTAGTCTCTAAATCTACAGTTTCATAAGCTACTACTAAGTTTTCAGCTTTAACTAAACGGCTGGTAGCTCTACCTAATAGGTTATCGTAATAAATCTTTTTAAATGCACTACCCGCTAAAGGTAGATAGAATAATAAACTGTCCATCTCAGGGTCATACTCTTTCATGACCTCAGTGATTTGATAGTTCATGAATTCTTTAACACGCTGGTTTTGGTCAGTAACTTCTGGAGTTTCGGCTCCCATGATTCTAGTTTTTACTGGACCGCCAGGTGGTAGTAACTCTTTATATGATTGTGCTTGGAACTGGGTTACGGCTTCAGCCAATAATGGATGATGTACGCCTGTAGCTCCTGGGAATGGATCTTCCCTTTCTTCTGTTTTAATACCTAGTAAGTCTAGACCATTAGTAAAGGTATCAAGCCAGTCCTGTCGGGATTCTTTATCTGAATCGTACGCTTCTAAAAGTTCACTAGCTAGTGTGGATAAATCTGAGGAGTCTAGTGTTTCCGCAAGATTGGCTTGATGATCTGTGATGGTTACTTCTTCTTGTTCAAACATAGGTATGACGTTGCCGTCTGCACCTATTTCAAAAGCTGAAGTCATATCGCCCTGTATATTCATTTCTTCAGGAAGCTGTACTTCCATGCCCATAGATTCTTCGGGGGCTTGACCTTGTAGCATGTCCATGATTTCTATGTCTATGCCACTATCTTGTGACATGTTTAAAGGTGGTTTTTCTATTGCCATAATTAATAATAACTTACTTTACGCTTGTAGTATAGTTCTTCATCCTCCCAATCACTTGGTAATTTAACAAACCCGCCTTGCCTAAACCTTAACATAGCTTGAGTAGTAGAGTCGACTAAATCGTCGTTGTCCCCAGCGGGGAATACCGCACACTCTTCTATAACCTCGTTAGCCCATTTAGTATCTGGTGCCCATACCATACCCGATTCAAATAGTGGGGTACTAGCATTAACTCTGGCTATCTTATCATTTCCTTTAGAAGGAGTAAAGTTTTGTACGGGTATACCTATGTTTCTTAATTCCTGGGTAAGCGGAATACCACTAGCTTTACCTTCTATAATAACTACGTCAGGGCTCCACTCATGATACTGTTCTAAAGCTACGCCTTTTAATTCAGGGAATGAGTACTTACCTTTAATACAGTCAAGTAGAATAATGTGGGCTGATCTGCCGTCGTAGAAATCAGTACCTATAGTTCCCTCTGGGTAAAATACTCCCCATGTTGTTATGGCTGAGTAATCTGCCGAGGAACTTTTTAAGAAGGCTGTGTCGTAACTTTGAATTAGATAATCGCATGTAGGTGGTTTTTCTTTTTCCCATTGCTTCCACCATTCACGTTTAATAAGTGCACCCTCTTCACTGGTTGGATTCTGCATGTACTGGGCGTGCCATTTAGGACCGCCACGTAAACTGGCTTTTACGCCTTCTAGTTCTTCTAGCTTCCAGTATTCTGGCCACAAGGGTTTACCGCTTGGTAAAATGGCTGGTAGTTCTATGACTTCCCATTGGTCAGCTTTAGGGTCACGTGCTGCGTCCCTTAATAATTTACCCGTAAGGTCGTTGATATTCCAACGCGTCATAACTATAACTATGGCACCCCCTGGCTGTAATCTCTGTCTTGGACCTGAGGTATACCAATCGTAAGTATCTTCCATGGACTTTGGGTTCATAGCGTCTTGTTCACTATGTGGGTCATCAATTATAAATAAGTCCGCTCCCCTACCGGCTAACGCTCCGCCAACACCAGCAGCATAATACTCGCCTTTTAGTTTAGGGTTACTCTTCATTTGAGTTTCCCACTTACCTGCTGCTTTTGAGTCTGGGTTAATAAGTACGTCGGGGAATATCTTTTCATAGTCCTCGGTTAACATTAAATCCCTAATCTTACGACCAAACTTAACTGCTAAATCTGCCGTGTGGGTTGCTTGTAATATCTTTAAAGCTGGGTTACGACCCACTAAATATGCGGGAAAGTAATGCGAGGCGAACTCACTTTTAGTATGACGCGGAGGCATATTGATTATAAGCCTTTTTATTTTGCCTGTTGCTATACGGTCAAAGGCGTCTGCCATCTTTTTGTGGTGAGCCCCGCCGATAAACGATGGCCATTGGTCTTTAACAAAATGCATGAATCCACTTTGACAGCGTTCTACTTTTTCTATTTGATCTAACCTTTCAGCTAGTTCTAGGTGTTCTTTTAATACTGACTCGGGTAAGTCGTTTAAATTAGAGGTCATATTTTAACGGCATACTTGCTATTCCGCCAAAGTTCATGCCCTTTGGGTTTATAACCTTATCTATAGCAGCTGCGAAATCTTTGTAATTTTGTTTGTTCGTATTATTTACATTACCGTAAGCGGTAGTTGCGTTTGGGTTATTGAATATATCGTCTTTAAAAATGTTTTGTAGCTTTTTAGTATCTGTAGTTATTTTTGTTTGAAGTACCTTGGCTGCTGCTTTTTGTTCCCCTGGGTTTAAACCTTTAAAGATATTGAATATGTTTTTCAGCTCTGGGAAAACGGCTTTATCTAAAGCTTTAGGAAACAATTTTGTTAGACCTTCTACTGGTCCCTTAAATTTTCCACCACCGCCCATCATCATGGCTGCGTCTGATAGAACACCAGGGTCAAAGGAAGAAACAAGTTCGTCTCTTGCTAGTGACTTATCTAACCTAGCCATGGCTTCGGTATCTTTTTGTTCGTTGTACGTGTCTAAAAAACCTTTATCCATTTTCTATCTCCTTGAGCTTCATTTTATACTCTTTACGTGCAGTTTGTAAAGTTTCTTTATTTTGCATAATAATACTAGGGACACTGGTCGAGTAATGTTCGTCCTCGGGGTGTGACCAAAACCACATGGCGTCTGGTTTATTGTTACTTAAATCTTCGACCATGGATATTAGATCATCGCGAATGGTCGAGGGGTGACACTTGAATAAAACCGCGTCATAGTTTTCTAAGGTCTCATAATAGATGCCTAATAGTGAGGGGTGGTACTCAAAAACAAGTAACCGACCTTGGTCAAATGACTCTAAGGAATGAGGGCATACGGGCTTTATGTGTTCAAAGTAGTCTCTCATAGGGTCTGAAAATTTGCAAAAAATTTTGGTTAGGAGACCCTAATTCTAGCTTACTTTTCCAATATGTGAAAGTCATGGCTTATGGCTCTTTAAATCTAAGCTACGGCTAAACTCACACCAGCTCCTGTATAAGGGGGGTGGGGGGTGATTTAGAGAGATGGGTCGCCTCCTGGCGGAATGTGGTCCAGCTCTGCTGGATCTTCTGTTGTCCCCGAGAGGGGAACATTTTGGGTGGTGCTTCTCTGGCGAGCGTCAGCGAGCCCAGCAGCAGGGAGCTTAGACGAGGTGCTATGGTCTATCCAGGGGGGGGGGGGGGTGGTGGCGACTCCTCCTAATGGAGACGATCACGATCATAGTCATAGATCATAGCCCATGGGTCGCCGTCAGGCGTCGTGTGTCCCGATAGGGACAAGATCTATGGAGCATGGTCAGTGGCTGAGAAAATATGTATAGTTTTTATATATAATATCTATATACTTTAGTGGTAAATATATACTAAATATATACTAAAAAAGCTTTACTTTACTTAACTATGGGGTTATCATATATCTATACTAAGTAATTAAACCTAGTATAAATTAAGGAATATTATTATGACTAATACTAAAACTAAATCAGCTACTACTGCGGTAACGCCTAAGGTAGCTACTCAATCCCTTTCTTACGTCTCAGGTAAAGCTAGGGCTGAAGGGAATATTAAACGTGCTAAAGCGGTTAATGGCTTATCAATAGAAAAAGCCCTTACTCATTACGGTACGATTTACCCTAAAGGTGCTCAAACTCACCTTAACTACGATTTAAAAGTAGGTAGCCTAGTTCTTAGGTAGGTAGTAAATAATCAGGGGGCTTAGCCCCCTTTTTTTGTGCCCAAGAACCAAGACGATCTTGATCATGATCCATGGTGCATGGTCCATGTTTCTTTGGTTCTTCTCCGCTTCTTTCGATCATGATCCGGAACATCACGATCATGATCCATGGGTATTGTTCCTATTGGCTAATGGTCAAGATTCTTTGGATTATGGTGTATGGTCCGTGCTTCTTTGTTCTTTGGCAACGGCTGTAGGTTTTTGGTCGATGTGTCTTAGCCTATGGTTTCTTAGTTGTCACTATATAGGTTATAGTGGAGAGGTCTATTACTTCGTTAGTTTCTGTTATATGCTTTATCTAAGGTAGTACCATGAACCACCCATTTACCTCCCTATTAC